GGGTCTTTCAGTGGGGGTACAACCCTGTTGGTGGGGCAAGTGGGTTTGACACTCTTTTAACACCAAATAACTTGGTGTTGGCAGTAGAACTTGGTACAGTTACAGTTACAGTTACATAAGGAGTTTGAAATGCACAAAGCGGATTTAAAACAAGACAAAAAGATGATGGCTGGAGCCGTGCACAAGCACGAGAAAAAGCTGCATCCGGGTCAACCTATGACCAAGCTGGCCAAGGGCGGCAAAACCAATCTGCAAATGAAGCAGTTGGGACGTGGTTTAGCCAAGGTGGCTAATCAGAAAAAAGGTGGTTGATATGGCCAAGTTCAGCAAAAAAGTACTGGGCAAAGAAGTTGGCGATGCCAGCGTTTACGCACCGCCCCACACTATGGATGGCAAGTCTGGTGTAGACATCAAGAACAATGGCTATGACGGTGGTAACCGTTTGACTGCCAACGATGTAAATATGTCTGTTGGCAACATCAGTCGTGATCCGTACAAAGAACCAAAGACAACAGGTATCAAGATTCGCGGCACTGGCGCGGCTACCAAGGGTGTGATGGCAAGAGGCCCAATGGCTTGATATGAATTACGCGCAACTGTTCAACAACATTCAGTCGTACACGGAAAATAATTTTCCGGAGTTTACCGTTTCTGACGGATCGACAGAAACACCTATTGAACAGATTAACCGCTTCATTCAGCAAGCGGAACAGCGTGTCTACAACACGGTGCAGTTTCCGTTCTTGCGTAAAAATATGACGGGCAACGTCCAGTCCGGCAATAAATATCTTCAGGCTCCGAACGATTACCTAGCCACGTATTCTTTGGCGGTAATTGATGCAGATGGTAGCTACGAGTACCTGTTGAACAAGGACGTGAACTACATCCGTGCGGCATATCCAAACCCCACTACAGATGTGGGCGCTCCCAGATACTACGCATTGTTTGGCCCAGCTATTTCTAACAATGCCATCACAACTGAATTAACGTTTCTGCTTGGCCCAACACCCGATGCGGTGTACACGATGGAGCTTCATTTCTATTACTACCCCGAGTCCATTACGACTGCGGGTACTTCGTGGTTGGGCGATAACTTTGACACCGTACTTTTATATGGCTCACTGGTTGAGGCGTATACCTACATGAAGGGTGAGACAGACCTACTTGCCGTTTACGATGGTAAATACAAAGAAGCCCTCGCACAAGCCAAACGCCTTGGTGACGGTATGGAACGTCAGGATGCGTATCGCTCTGGTCAGTATAGGCAGGCGGTGACCTGATGGCTTTCACGGGTAACTTCTCCTGCAATACGTTGCGCACTGGGCTGATCAACGGGACGTTAAACTTTGCAACGAACACGTTCTATTTGGCGCTGTACACAAACTCGGCCTCCTTAAACCAACTGACTGAGGCGTATACCTCGGATGGTGAGGCTTCTGGCGGCAATTATGTGGCCGGTGGGTCGGTAGTCACGGCCACGGTCAGTACGGCTCTCAGCACAACCGGCAGCACCATCTCTGTTAGTTTTTCAAATCCAGCTTGGACTGGTTCAATCACTGCCCGTGGTGCCTTGATCTATAAAGTGGGTGCAACCGGCGCTGTGTGTGTTCTAGACTTTGGAAACAACGTAACTTCAACCAGCACTTTTACCGTAACGATGCCTGCTAACACCAGCACGTCCGCACTTATTAGACTTGTATAGGAAAGAAAATGGCACTTGTAAACACAACAAAAGGTCAGATGGACGAGACTCTTCTTGAGAAAAAAGAAGGTTTAGTTGATAATGACAACGAGCACACGACTTGGGTTGAGTATTGGTTGGATGGCGAACTTGTTCACCGTTCGGCGCATGTTCAGTTGAAGCAAGCAGTCACGTTCTCGGCTGAAGCCGCATCTTTTACGTAAGGAGCCTAATATGGCAAATACTCAATCAATGGTCACGGCGTTCATGGGCAAGCTCATGGTCGGTGCGCACAATTTTGGCGTGGGTGTAATTCGCGCTGGTACTGGCGCAGACACTTACTACGGTGCTTTGTTGCTGGCAAGCAGTACATTTAACGCTTCGTCCTCCAACTACACGGGTACGGTTGGCTCTATTACTATGTCTGGTGAAGTGTCTGGTACGGGCTATACGGCGGGTGGTGTGCCAATTACCAACGCAAACGTTCCTACTGCGACCAATTCGTCTATAACTGCTGGTATAGCTTTTTGGACTCCTTCAGCCAGTATTTCCTACACAAGTGTGACTCTTACCACTGCGTTTGATGCGGTGATGCTTTATAACTTTACACAGGGCACTGGCGGTGCATACCCTGCTGTGAGCATTCACACATTTGGAGCACAAACAATCACTGCTGGTACGTTTTCATTAACGATGCCAACAAACAATACTGCATCTGCGTTGATCCGCTTGGCTACAACCTAATAGGACTGGGGGGGTAACCCGCTAGAGTGGCCATGTTTGGAATCTCCGCATTTGCTGAAACGTCATTTGCCTCTCTTGCGGGACAGGCAACTCTTGTTGCTCTTACGGGGGTTCAGGCTTCTGGTTTTACAGGAACGGTAGGTAACATAGACGGCTTGGTAGCCATTGGTTCGGTTGGCACGGTTGGAATGGGTCAGCGATCTGTGGCTATAAGCGGCGTGTCAGCAAGGGGTCAAGTGGGGACGTTTGATGAGTTTTATTGGACAACAATTGATGACAGCGGAACGCCAAACTGGCAAAATGTCGCAATGACGGTGTAAGGATTAAAGATGGCTTTTGTAATTGCAGATCGAGTAAAAGAAACCACTAGCACGACTGGTACGGGGACGGTGACTCTGCTTGGGGCATCCACAGGGTTTCAATCTTTTGCCGTAATTGGTGATGCCAACACAACCTATTACACCATTGCATCCCAAACAGGTAATGAGTGGGAAGTGGGTATTGGTACGTACGCATCTTCTGGTACTACGCTGGCTCGTACAACTGTTTTGTCAAATAGTTCAGCCACACAGCCATCGGCGCTAAACTTTTCTGCTGGCGTTAAAGACGTTTTTGTAACCTACCCTGCTGGGCGGGCTATATACGGTAATGCAACGGGCAGTATTTCTACTTCAGATAATGCCATTACACGCTTTGACAGTGCAGTCGGAAACATAATTCAAACAAGCCCAGTAACTATTGCTGACGATGGCGCAATCACAGCGCCGCAAGTTGGGTCGGTTATTCCGTTTTACTATGCCAACCAAGCGGCATTTCCCTCTGCGGCTAGTTATCATGGGGCCTTAGCTCATAGTCATGCTGACGGGGCAATGTACTTTGCTCACGGAAGCGTTTGGAATAGGCTTCTTGATGATGTGACGGATGTCACAGTTGCTCAAGGTGGTACAGGTATTGGAACAACCACGGCGTATAGTGTGGTTTTTACAGGTACGACAGCGACTGGTGCGTTTCAAGCAACGGCTGGGCCGGGAACCACGGGTCAAGTTTTAACATCTAACGGCGCGAGTGCCTTACCAACATTCCAAACTTCTGCTGCTGCCAGTAAAGCCTACGCACAAGCTATGCGTATTCTTGCTGATTAAGGAAAAATCATGGCAGTAACAAACTTCTCCCCCCTACTTGGTCTGGCTCTTCCAACCACGGGTGACCTGCAAGGTACTTGGGGTACAACAGTTAACGACTCCATCACGGGTCTGATTGATTCAGCGGTTGCGGGTACGACTACACTTTCAGCCAATGCGGATGTAACGCTCACCACAACCAACGGAGCGGCTAACCAAGCGCGTAATGCCGTCATCTTGTGGACAGCCAGTAACGGTGCAACCACTCGAAATATCACTGCCCCCGCCCAAAGCAAAGCCTACTTGGTCATCAATGCTGGTACTGGGTCTATTGTTATTCGTGGCTCTGGCCCAACGACAGGCGTAACAGTTGCCTCTGGTGTTCGTGCCTTAGTGGCTTGGAATGGCTCTGACTTTGTAAAAATTGTCAGTAACCCAGTGGTGTTGACATCGGACGTATCCGGCATTTTGCCTCCCGCTAATGGTGGTACAGGATTGAGCGCACCGGGCACTTCTGGTAACGTTCTAGCATCTAACGGGACAGCTTGGGTTTCTTCTCCTAGTGCTGGTGGAATTTCCGCTGGTAAGTCCATTGCATTTTCAATCGTATTCGGTCTATAAGGAACCATCATGGCAAATCCAAATATTGTCAACGTAACGTCCATTCTTGGCACGACGACATACTACACCCCGTCCGGTGTAACGGCTGTTGTTTTGTTGGCTAACACCGCTGCATCTGGTCTGGTCTATAAGATCAATCAGATTGTTGCCGCAAACGTCAACGGCACAAGTGCAGTCAATGCGACTGTGAGTATTTACAGCAACGGCGCTGTAGCTCAAGGCGGCGCACCAGCAGGCGGCGTGGCCTACCCGGTTATCTCCACTATTGCAGTGCCAGCCAGTGCGTCTGTGATTGCTGTAGACAAGACAACGGCTATTTACCTGATGGAAGGCACTTCGATCACAGTAACATCAGGTACTGCCAGCGGCATCACATACACGATCAGCTACGAGTCCATTGCGTCTTAAAATTGGAGTAGCCCGTGAGCATACGCCAATACAATTTGGGGAGCATTGTCAAGCCGGGGTTTAATCCGCTCGGGGCGCAGACGAGTACCAGCACATCAGTGAGCACTATTTTTACTTGGGGTACTAATAGTTCCGGTCAATTAGGGCTAGGGAACATTACATACTACTCAAGTCCTAAGCAAGTGGGTTCTTTAAATACGTGGTTAACTATTGCTGGCGGCGGGGCATTTACTTTAGCAATTCAAACAAACAACACCCTATGGTCTTGGGGACTGAACTCTAGTGGGCAACTAGGTTTGGGTAATATTACCAATTACTCTTCGCCAAAACAAATCGGCGCACTAACTACTTGGTACAAAATTGCTGGTGGAAATGAACACGCTATATTTACAAAAACAGATGGTACTCTATGGGCTTCTGGGTTTAATACTTCTGGTCAATTAGGAGATGGTACGACAACCAACCGCTCAAGCCTTGTACAAATTGGCGCATTGATAACTTGGTCTAACATTGCGGGTGGTGGTAATTTTACAATGGCCACAAAAACAGATGGTACTTTGTGGGTGTGGGGGCAAAATAATTATGGTCAATTGGGCACAGGCAATACAACCTACAGGTCTAGTCCAGTCCAAATTGGCGCATTGACAACTTGGTCTAAAGTTGGGGCTGGGTTTTCTCACGCACTTGCAATTAAAACCGATGGCACTTTGTGGTCTTGGGGTCGCAATCAATTTGGGCAATTAGGACTGGGTTCTGCAACATACACAGCAACTATTTCTAGCCCCAATCAAGTAGGTTCTTTAACTAACTGGTTGTCTGTAGCAGGGGGGCGTTATTTTACAGTTGCCACAAAAACTGACGGAACTTTATGGGCATGGGGTCAAAATCAATACGGGCAATTGGGCGATAACACAACAACCAACCGCTCTAGTCCCATTCAAGTAGGCGCACTTACTTTATGGGCAAACAGCCGCACAGGGGCTGCCTCTGGTCACGTTGTAGCCGTTAAAACAGACGGAACTTTATGGTCATGGGGTTACAACCCGCAAGGACAGTTAGGTTTAGGAAATACAACCTACTATTCCTCGCCAAAACAAGTTGGTGCTCTTACTACTTGGGGGTTTGCCGTCACCGGCGGCTCCTTCACAATAGCGGCATAAATCATGGCAACTATAGTAACAACAACAATCACAGGCGTCCAATACTCAGGCATCTGGACAATGCAACAGGTGAACTCTGCTATATCTGCGAGTACTTGGCCTGCCGCGCCGGGACCTGCTTTGTTTAGTTGGGGAGCAAATGGGTCTGGGCAATTAGGTCTTAGCAACATCACCAATTATTCATCACCAAAGCAAGTTGGTACATTAATTAACTGGTCCAAAATAGATGGCGGTCAATCGCAGACATTAGCTATTAAAACTGATGGTACGTTATGGTCTTGGGGTAACAATACTTACGGCACTTTAGGGCTTGGCAATACAACTAATTATTCTTCTCCAAAACAAGTTGGTGCATTAACTACTTGGTCACAATTATCAACAGGTAATTATCATTGTGCCGCCATTAAGACAGACGGCACACTCTGGGCGTGGGGTAGAGGTTTATTTGGGGCTTTAGGTCTTGGCAATACAACAAACTATTCATCTCCCAAACAAGTTGGGTCTTTAACTAATTGGCAAAGTGTTTCAGGTGGTAATTACCGTACGTTAGCAATCACAACTTCAGGTGCTTTGTATAGCTGGGGTTATGGTAGTAGCGGAGCGCTTGGTTTGGGCAATACAACAGATTACTCTTCTCCTAAACAAGTTGGCGCCTTAACTAATTGGGCTAGTGTAAGTAGTTCAAAATTTGGCAGTTTTTCATTATCCGTCAAAACTGATGGTACG